GATCATCCGTGCGGTCCCACAGGGGCCTGCCAGACTTGCTCTTGGACACCGGCTTGTCGTACACAGCGCCGCCGACACCGCCGGCTTTCAATGCTGTAATGCAGAAGCCCCAATAGTCTTGAGCGGCCTTATCCAATGCTTTCCTCGCTGCCGCCGGTATCCGCGCCGCCCGCTTCTGGAACTTCTCGGTCAAGGCCTCCGCCCCGCCTATCCTCTCACGGCGGGCGCCATGTCTCCGGGCATAACCAGCACCGTGTGGGGCAAAAGCCGCCATTATGCATCCACCTCGATGAGGGCCCCCCGCGCAATCAGGATCGGCATACCACCTCTGCCAGAATCCTCCACCGCAAAATCCGCGGACAGTTCGCCGTACCGCTGAAAATACCAATCACGCTGCGCAGCGATCCGGTCGCCGTCAACCAACTCGCTCGGCAACATCTCTGCGTCCCAGGCAGCGATGATGTTCGTCATGGTATTGAAGAGTTTGCCCGTTGCCAGACACGTCTCCGCAGTGGTCAGGACGATAAGATCTTCAGGGTCGGTCGTCCCATAGTTGGTGTCCCCGACCCGCCGTTTCAATTCGCCAGCAGCCTCGTCAACTCGTGCCGCCACAAGAGCCTCAAACTCCTCTTGTGTCCGGCCCAGCGCCTGAGTGAGAGGGAACTGCTCTTTACACAGGCTCCCTTCCGCGATCACCACGGCTGCCGTTGTCAGCGCCATTAGGCAGTATGCGCCGCCTTGAACGTCAGCAGGACGGTAATATCGTCCCAGGTGGGCGAGGTGCCACCAATGGCAGCGTTAACGGTGACTGCCGCATTGTCCGCAATGGCCGCATCAGATGGAGCAGCAACCGCATTTGCGCCTGCCGTGACGCTTATCGGAGTGGTCAGCACAGTAACTCCAGCCTCCAACACATCTATGGTCAGTGTAGGTGTAGTTCCCCCAGATGCTCTTGCCGCAGCGCACACCTCAATCAATGTCGCCGCGAAGGGCATCTGGAAGCCGAATACGCCCGTAACCGAGGCGGTGAGTTGCCGCGAACAGTGCAGGCCAACCGTGAAGTAGGCTTTCGGCGAGGCGAGCTGCCTATTCATAATCTCAGCAGCCGCCTGCAATGCCCCTCCGCCTATTTTGTCAGCATCGGGCAGGTCGCCTATGAGACGACCAACGTTACGCAGGTGTGTGAAGAGTCCCATATGGTGTTACCCCCTTATTTTCTGCGCTTTGCGCCATTTTGTTCCGCTCGTCTTTCGCTTTCTTGCGCTGCAAGGTCAGGAACTTGCCGATGGGCACTTCCTCGGCGAGCCCCTGCCGTATCATGTTTCGCCAGAACGGACTATCTGCGACCTGTTGAGGCTGTTCATCTACTTGTGCCCCCCCCGGTTCACACAGCGTCGCCGATACCCTCGCCTTTATTTGTATCTGTGCCATCACTAAACATGGGTTACGTCAATCGCCTGGAATGCAGCGTCGTGCAGCTTGGCAAATCCAGTCCACTTAGTCACTGCCGTCCGCTCCAACTGACGGTCAATGAGGCGGTCCACCTCGGTGGTCACCTCTTGTTCGGTGATCTGCTCGAGTCCGAAGCGACTGTCCACGCCAAGGACATAATCGGCAGGCAGCACGGCCGCCGAACTCCACTGCACCAACCTCGCTCCCAGCGGAGAGACGAGTTCGCCCGTCCTCTGGAAACTGAAGCCGGCCTCCGGATCCTTGAACTCCGTCATGTTCAGGATCGTCCGCAATAGCGTGTTGCCGACAACTATGGTCGTCAACTTATAGCCGTTGGCGAATGCGATCCAGAGCCGCACGAGTTCGTCATAATCCAAAGTGCCCGAGACCTCAGAGTCAATGTCCACCAGGGCATTGCTGTTGCCGTCGCCGTTGATGATCGTCGCAATCGCCCAATCCGATTCGTCCAGGCCGATTTGCGCCCCTAACCGCTGCAAGAAAACCGAGACCACGTTGATGCGTTGCAGCCGCAGGGCCTCGTAGGAGGCCTCGAGCATGCGCCCGAACTTCACCAAGCTGATGGCGACGTCCGTAGTCGCCAGGCTCGTGGTCGGAATGATCGCGCCCTCGCCCATTATGTGCATCTGCCTGTCGGCTTCCGACTCGGCCATCTTGAGCGTCTTGTAGGTGTGGGAGTCTATATTGGTGGTGGTCGCAACCAGACTCGGCAGGATGCTCGCAGCCATCAGGCCGGCGTGGACTTGGGCCGCCACGTAATCAGGGAACAGCACGGTCGAGGAGGTCGTGGCGAAGAACTTCTGCAGCACATCGGCGTGCGGTCCCTTCACCCGAATGTCGTGGGCCGCCAATTGCCGCTCCACGGCACTCAATTTGCTCAGTGGCCCATCCCCATACTCCTCGGATGGGTCTAGCGTTTCCAGAAGTTGCCCGAAGGTCGCTCCCTTGTTCCGGGCCTCCTGGTACATTTCCTTTTCGAGCTTCAGTTGTTTGATTTCCATCTCATTCCACCTTACCACATGATGTCGGCGTATCCCGACACGATGTTGATCGCAATGACCGTCCCAATGCCGGCTACGTCGGTATCAACCGTGCCCGCCCCCGCAGTGCGGTCGGCACTGACCTTATCTCCGAGCGCAACCGTATCATGAAGCAGCCGCGCGATTGATCCCGCCACAAAGCGCTCAATGGTCAGCGTCACTCCATCTTTCCCGACTGCCTTGACTATCCCAATCGGTAATTCACCATCGGCGCACTCATCCACGTTGTAGTTGGCGGTGGTATCGAAAATCACCAGGTCGCCTACCGCCGGATCCGTCCATGCGCTCTTTGCGGTAAAACTCACCATCGGGCCGGATATTGGCCCGCCACTCAAAACTCTGCTTGCCATCTCACATCACCTCAACTCAATCGGTAAGCCCGCAAGTCTTTTGCAGGCTCCTTCTTCGGGTCCGCCGCCGGAACTATGCCAGTCGGGGGGAACCTGTCATCCACCTTCTTGCTCATGTCCTCGGAAATCTTAAGGAGACGTTCGCCGGGCAATCCGTTCAGGGTCGCCACGTCGTAAAGGCTCTCCAATCCGAGGACCGTCAGTTTGCCAATAATCTCGGCGACCAGTCTGCCCCGCAGGACTTCCGCTTCCGCAGCGGCGCTCTTGAACTTGCCGACTTCCTCAGTGGCAGTTTTCAGTTGGGCCTCCAACTCGCCGACCTTGCCCTCTAGTTGCTCAATCTTTTCCACATCCTCACCGTCCTTGATGTCGTACACGGCTTTCACGGTCGCCCACACGTCCCCAAAACACTTACGCAGCGCATTTTGACTATGGACTCTCCATTCTGGCGGTTCCTCACCAAACTCACGATATTGAGCGGCCAACTCGTCATACTCTGACTTTGGCCCCCGAACTCCACTCCGGGCTCCCAATACCCCCGCCATTGCCACTCGCATAGAGTCTAAAAATGCTTTCCCAACGTCAGGATGCTCGCGCATCCACGTTTTTGACGTCTCCATCGTCCATTTTGGCTTCTTGAAAAGCAGCGACTGAACCTTCGTGCCGCCGTCTGGATCGCTCTTCAGTGGGCCTACCCTAGCCTGGATTTGGTCTTTCGCGGATAACCACATAGACCGGAGGCGCACAAATAGATCCGCCGATTTTAATGAGTGGTGGACCCACTCATCCGTCTCTTCCCAGATTTTCTCCTCAGAGCCATTGAGCCCCTGTTCGGTTTTGCGGTCGGCGGCCTTGACGAACTGTGCTCCCCTCTGCGAACCGAGGAAAACAAGACTCCCCTCAAGCGCCTCCGCCTTCCCCTCCCACGTCCCGGTCGCCGTCACGGAATCATAACTTTTGCCTGGGTAGTGAGGGCAGGTCCCCGACTTCATATCCCCCCCGCAAACGTCGCAGAGGAGTTTCTCGGCCTTGAATCCGATGCTGACGGAATGATAAATGCCGGCATCTATGTAGGGCTCAATCCCATTTCCATCGCGCAGGCCATAGATATGACTCTCAAGTCGCCGTTTCCCGCTCTCATTGCCCTTGACCGTTGCCCTGAAGAATCGCCCAACGGGTGCGGTATCATGGGCATGGCCGATCAGGAATGATTTGCCAGGCAGCGTCTCCGCGAATTGACGCAGCACCGTAGGCGAGAACCGCTCATGGTCCCTATCGTAGGCGTC